TTTGGGGGAATAGACGTGGCGTATAATTTAACAGATGAACAATTAAACAAACTAGCAAAACATAATAAAGATGTATATGAAAACACAAATGAAATAGACACAATCATGAAAGGTTTAAAAGCATTAATTAATTTATGTGGCGATGATTACAGTCGTAATGGCTTAGAAGAAACACCATTTAGAGTATTAAAAGCACATTTAGAATATACAGAGGGGTATCGTGAAAACCCAGCAGCTCATTTAGAAACGACGTTTGATGTAGATCACAACGAATTAGTTATTGTTAAAGACATTGAGTTTAATTCATTGTGTGAACATCACTTCGCACCATTTCATGGACGCGTACACATTGGCTATATTCCTAACGAGAAAGTCACAGGCTTATCTAAATTTGGGCGTTTAGTTGATGGATATGCAAAACGTTTCCAAGTACAAGAACGATTAACGACACAGATCGCTAACGCGATTGATGAAGTGTTAGACGCAAAAGCAGTTATGGTTGTAGTAGAGGCGCGTCATATGTGTATGTGTGGTCGTGGTATTAAGAAAGGTACATCTTCGACAACAACGTCAGCCGTACGTGGCGAGTTTATGGAAAGCGCACAATTAAGAAATGAATTTCTATCATTAATTAAGTGAGGAGGTGCGCGAAATGGTACAAAGAAAAAGAAATCGAACAACACAATCAAAGTATAAAGAATGGTTGGAAGAAGAAAATTTGCAAAAGATAAAGTCTTGGAAAGGACAAGGCTTATCTAATGCAGAAGTTGCTGATTATATAGGTATACGGCGACAAACTTTATATAGTTGGATGAATAAATACCCTCAAATTAAGCAAGCGATACAAGAGGGTCAGCAGCGCACAGTGGAGTATATAGAGAACGCGTTAATGAAAAAGATAACTGGTTATAGTTTACAAGAAACAAAACGATTTAAAACAACTGATAAAGACGGTAATGAAGTAACACGTATTGAAGTTACTGAAAAAGAAGTTGGACCTGACACGACAGCAATCATTTACGCACTCAAAGTTAAAGACCCAGAACGTTGGAACGAAAAAATACGTATGGAACATAGTGGTAAAGTGGATAGCGATATAAACCATTACGCAAACTTATCAGAAGAAGAATTGAAGAAGTTAGCAGGCTATGAGTAAAAAAGTTCCTGTAGGTGTACAAGAGAACGCACAACTACAGTTAGCAAAAACACATTATCGCTATTATTTACGTTTAGCACATCATGGGAATTACGTTCCATTAAGGCATACTGAATTAATTGCAGATGAATTACAAAAGATCATAGATGGCGAACAACGTCATATCATAATTGAAATGCCACCACGTCATGGTAAATCTTTATCCGTAACCGAAACATTTCCGTCGTATTATTTAGGTAAAAACCCCAACAAAAAAGTTATCACAGCAGCGTATTCAGACGGATTGGCAAGAGGGTTTGGACGGTTAAACCGTAATAAGTTTAATGAATTTGCTACAAATGTATTTGGTTTACGTATAGCAGACGATAATGGATCAGTTGCTGATTGGAGTATATTTAATCATACGGGTGGTATGGTTAGCACAGGTATTGGAGGATCGATCACTGGTAAGGGCGCTGATTGTTTTGTCGCTGGAACAATGATCGATACTGAAATAGGTAAGATGGATATTAAAGAACTACACGAAATGAAAGATAAACCTAAAGTATTAAGTTATAATCACAAGAAAAACAAACAAGAGTATAAATCTATCGTAGCCAGTCGAGAAGTAAACAAGAAGTCATATCATATGACTATTAAAACAAAACAAGGAAACATAGTAACATGTACACCCGAACACCCTTTTTATATTAAGGGCGATGGTTACGTTCCAATATGCAATGCTAAGGTAAGCGGTAAATTTTTAACAAGCAGTAATACTTACGACGTTTGTGAAGATTTTGATATATATACAAGTGATAATACTATATTTTACGATATACAAGTTGAAGATAATCATAATTTTTATGCGAGCAACTTATTAGTTCACAACTGTCTGATTATAGATGACCCGATCAAAAATGCTAAAGAGGCTCAATCAGTCACAGCGCGTGAAAGTGTTTGGCAAGAGTGGGAAAGCACATTGTCCACACGTTTACACAAAGGCGCAAGCGTTATTGTAATTATGACGCGTTGGCATGAAGATGATTTCGTGGGTAGGTTGTTAGAAAATAGCCCTTATAATTGGGAACGATTAAGATTGCCAGCAATCGCAGAAGATGAGAAAGACTTATTAGGGCGTGAAGTAGGCGAGCCGTTATCGCCAGAGTTAGGCTTTGACGAGGAATGGGCTGAAAATAAAAAGGTAGAAGTCGGATCACGAACATGGGCGTCGCTATATCAACAAAGACCATCGCCAGCAGAAGGCGCTATATTCCAAAGGGAATGGATAAAGTATTTCAACGCACAACCATCGCGCTATGACAACATGATTATGAGTTGGGATATGACGTTCAAAAATAGTGAAACGAGTGACTATGTTGTAGGTCAAGTGTGGCAGAAGTCGGGCAGTGAATTTTACTGTATCGATCAAATACGCGCGCAAATGGACTTCACTCAAAGTGTTCAAGCCGTTGTTAATTTAAAAAATAAATATCCTAAATGCAGAACGATACTTATTGAGGATAAAGCAAACGGTCCAGCAATTATAAACACGCTTAAAAAGAAAGTGAGTGGCATTGTACCTATCACACCACGCGAAAGTAAAACAGCAAGAGCGTATTCAGTAACGCCATTCTTTGAGGCTGGCAATGTATTTTATAAAAACACGTTGCCACATCTTAATGATGTTGTTGAAGAATTAGCAGCATTTCCGCATGGCTCAAATGACGATAGCGTGGACGCGATGACACAAGCGCTCAACTACTTTACAGAACGACCTAAAGCAAATGTTATTGGTGCAAACGCATGGTAATATATTTTAATTCATAACTGTACCTAGTATTAACGGGTGCAGTTATTTTATAATCAAGTTGAAACAATTAATGTTAAAAAACAATGGAGGTTAATTTATGGATAACAGCATAATGAAATATCGTGATAGCGATAATAATTGGTTATCATTTGGACGCGATACGATTAAGGCGATACATGGCGACATGTATTATTACAGAGATTTATACGACGGTAAGCACCACGAATTATTTCCTAGAGCAAAAAACTTAATTGAACGTGGCGAAATTATTGATGTATACGACGACGGAGGCAAAGACAGCCCTAAAAACGTACGCACGCCTTACTTAATGTTCAACATAAGTAAAATCATTACCGATATACCTAGCATGTTTGTTGCGCGCTCAATCGGACAGTTTAAAACGAATTATAGTGTAGATAAACTAGCAAAACAAGAAATGGAAGAAGTAAACAACACGACAAGCGACACAGCAAGCGATAATGGAACACTAGAACAAAGTAATACAAATACACTTCAAAGCAATAAACAAGTTCAACAACAAGCTACAAACAACGCACAACAAGAACAAACAATATATGAAACAACAGATACTGATGATGTAAACGGCGAAGTAGATGATCCTCAACAATCTGTTATAGATCAAATCATTCACAACAGTAACATTAGTCACGTTATGAATATTACACAATTACAAATAGATGGTGGGATTGTAGCAGTGCCGTCAGTGCGTAACGATCAAATAAGTATTGATTTTAAAGAAAGAAATGTATATTACCCACATGAAGATGGTTTGGGTGTTGATTTAGTATACGAGTTAATGGCAACAAAAGAAGAAGAAGATAAGAATGTCAGTTATGTTCATGTATACACTGAACGACAAGAAGGGCAATCTGTTAAAACGTTTGATAGATTATATTTTCGTAATGATGAAAACGAGTTACAATTAGTTGTCGATCCGTCAATCATACAAGAGAAGTTAAAACTGAATGGCAACTTTGTTGATGGTGTGCTTGAAAAAACATTTACAGGCAGACAGCGCTTATTTGTTAGATACTTAGCAAACAATCCAACATTTATGAACAAGCTAGGTAATTCAACGTTAAAAGGATTGGACGGTAAACAAGAAGAAGTTAACTGGACACTTACACGTACAGCACAAACGTTTGAGCGTAACGGTAAACCACGTATATCAATCACACAAGGCACAATGGAAGCACTTAAAAGAATTGCAGAGGATAAGTATGGTGATGAAAATAAAATTGATCATGAGTTATTAGAAGTTACACAGTTTGACGAAAATGGACGCTCAATTGAAATACATCAAATAGATACAACTAAAATTGGCGATATGAATTATGTTAAAGATATCGTTCGCGCTATGTTAGCAGAAACACAAACGTCAGAAAATGCTGTCGAATTTGTAAAAGAAAATAGCTCAACGCCACAATCGGGTACAGCTAAATTTTATGATTTAATCGTATCAGTTATTAAGTCAGAACAGATACGCGATGAATACGTTGAGTTCTTAAAAGACGCAGTGCAAAGCGCGTTATGGTTTGCACATAAGAAAGATGAAACAGTTATCATTGAACGCCCTAATATTATGCTTAAAGATATGTTGCCACAACCTAAACAAGAATTATCAACTGACAACATTGCTAAATATAATAGTGGTGTACAATCACTTGAGGAAACAGTACGTGCTAACAATCCGGATAAATCTGAAAGTTGGGTACAAGAAGAATTAAAACGTATTGAAGATGAAAAGAGCAACACTGACACAATGACACAAGATGTCGGATCAATGAATTTACAACAGTTTATGAACAATCGTGATGAAGATGGTAACCCACTAGACGAGGACGGCAACGTGATTGACGACAACACTGATGATAGTTTAGATGGAAACCAAGAATAGAGGTGTAGCATATGGCGTTATCGGAACAACAGATTGAACAGATGATCGACTATGCTAACGAACAAATACGCACATTAGTTGCTAACTATAACATTGAAACATTTGAAGATGATAAAGACTTGCAACGTATGTTTATCGCTATCAATAATCTATACGACGAATTAAATGCAGCGTTTGCTGACTACCTACCACCAGCTATCTACGAAACTTATTTGAGTGGATTGGAACACGCTGAACAATTGTTAGAAGTGGCTGGCTTAGGTGCAGTGTCTTTAGGTACAAAAGGTGTACAAACGTTAGCACAAGCGCCTTTACACACAGAGGCAATAAGCAACGTTCTGTCTGATACACTAGATGATTTGGCAGCAGCAATAAGAACAGCGAAAACGTATAGTGTACGCGAATTAGACAAAGCGTTTAAAGAAGTAAATCAAGAGTTAGCGAATGGAATGATTGCAGGCTTTACAACTAAACAAATAACACAGCGTGTAGGCGAAAAGTTTAGCGATAAAGGTATGACGTCGTTTATTACAAAAGAAGGTAAACATTTGCCGTTAGATTTTTACGCCAAGACTGTCACACGTACTAAAATGCAAACAGCATATAATCATGGACACTTAAACCGTTACGAAGAACGTAATGTAAAACATGTTGAAGTGTCAGGTAACATTCCAACGTGCGCTGAATGTTCAGTGTATAGAGGTATTGTGTTTGCTACTGAACGTGGCGATGAATTTCCATACATTAATTTGCATAAAACTTTTCCAGTACACCCTAATTGCCGTTGTAATTTTAGACCTTATATTATGAAGTTTAAAAGTGATGAGGATATTCAAAACGCTAAAGCAAAAGCAAAGTCATTTGATCCTAACGACGATAAACGTTCTAAAGCAGAGGCGCGCAAATACAACGCTAACCAAAAAGCTAAACAGCAAGCACGACAAAAGCGCCTAACATTTAATAAAATGCAAGCAAAGTTAGGCAAAGATGGTCCACAATCATTTAAAGAGTTTAAAACAGCAAGCAAGCGACAATATCATGATTGGGTAGCACAAATGAATAAAATGTACAATCCTAATAATAAACAAGTTAACAACACACAAGCTGATAATGTACAAGTTAATGATATACAAGTTGATGATCCAATCGAAGAACCTAAACAAATTGATTATAAGTCAATTGATTATACAACGCCTAATAACTTTGATAGTAAGTCAAACGAATATGCAAACAGTATAATTGATAAGATGGACAACTTAGAGAAAACAGCATTTACAGAGTACACATATAATGAATATGTTACAATTAATAATTACATGAGAGATAAGTACCATGACAACCTAGCAAACAACGAGGTAACAAAATACTCAGAAGATTTAGGGTTTATAAAAGATTTTGCGGAATCTATGGAACAAGCATTCAGTAAATACGATATAAGGTTGCAAGACGACGTAACATTATATAGAGGTATTAGAGAAGTTGAGCTTGAACATATAGCAATGAACACCGAAGAACTAGACAACGGTAAAGATTTATTCACATTAGATAACTTTAAAAGTACATCAAGTAACGAAAAACAAACAACTATGTTTGCAGATGACGGCGCTGGTTGGGTAATAGAGATCAAAGCGCCTAAAGGTAGTCGTGTATTATCATTACAAACAATATCAGGACTTGAAAAAGAAAAAGAATATCTAATTGCTAACGGACAAGATTTTGAAATAGATAGCATAGATGAAGAAAACAGACGCATATATGTTTATTTAAGATAATGGAGTGATAAAAAATGGCTGATAAAAAACAATTAACCCTTAGAGAAAAAGCAGAGAAAGAAAGCGAAGAAATCAAAAAACAAGACCCTGAATACTATAACAGTGAACAAAGTGCTAAAGATGTAAAGGCGTTTATTGATAGAGTTAACGCAAAACATAAGGCTAGACGCAACAATAAGTGACACATACAGACACATGTAACGTTATTTGAATGTAGCGTGAACGTTGTGGTTACGCCGTTTGTAATTATAGTTATAAATTTTATTAACGGATAACGTGACTAATGTTGCTTAATTTAAAATATACGGTTATAATAGCAATACACCATTAAGGTGTAGCTAATATTATTTGGACGAATTGAACTCCGAACAAATTTTGACGTTTATCTAAATAGCGCTTTTATTATTTATAACTGAATACTATATTATAAGTCACTGGTTGCTACTACACACCTAGCACAGCAATCATGGCAAAGAGGTTGTATCTTTTTGATACAGCCTTTTTTTATTGTCCTGATCGTATGACGTTAAAAGGCGATATTCGTACGCGTTACGTTACAACGCTATCCTATCGGTGTCGAACACCGTATAAAAAAACGTAAAGGAGATTTTTAAATGCCATTCACAAGAGAAAATTTGAGAAACGTTGGTATTGATGATAGCAAGATAGAAGAAATCATGTCACTACATGGGAAAGATGTTCAAGAACTAAAAGATAAAGAGGAACAATTGAAAGCCCAAAATTCAGAGGCTAAACAAGAAGTGAAACTTTATAAAGAAAGAATTGAAGAACAAAATTCAAAACTTGATGAATTAAAAAATCAAGTTAATAGTGGCGAAGATTTAAACGAAAAAGTGAAAGCACTCAAAGAGGCTAACGAACAAAAAGACGCTGAACACAAAAAAGAAATGGACAAAGTTAAATTGCGATATGAGATCGACAAAGAACTAGACAGAGCAGGCGCAAAGAATAGAATTGCAGTCATGGCGTTAGTTGATGAAAACGATGTTCAATTGTCAGATGATAAAGGCGTTAAAGGCTTGAGTGAACAGCTTGAAAAGTTAAAAGAAAGTGACAGCTATCTATTCAACGACAATAGTTCTCAAAATGGTAGTCAAGACGGAGGCAGTAATGACGACAGTACACAAGGCACAAGCAACACCGATAGTCAAGCTGGTGCAGGCTTTGAATACAATGCAGGTCAAGGCAAAGGCAATAACGGTAGTCAAGTGTCAGAAGGTACATTAGGTCGTAAAAATGCCGAAAGATTATTCAATAAATAAAGGAGGAAGTCTTAATGAATATCAAACCTAAAGTAATTGCAGACTATACTAACCCAGCGCCATTCTTACGTGACGCTAAAAACGTTGAGTATACTGTTGGAAACCCAGTATTAGACGGAACAAAATTCAGTCAAGATACAGTGATTGAGGCAGGTACAGCTATTTCTAAAAATACAGAAACTGGTTTATATGAATTAGTTACAGAAGAAACAACTGAATTGGTTGCGCCAGTATTA